TCTGACCAAAGGTGCCGAGACCTTGGTTTATAGGGCTAAGGAAGTTACCGGGGGTGATAAGAGGGTTAGCGGCGGAAGATGCGGCGGTGAACCCCGGCGCACTCATAGCGTTGATACCAGCCTGCGCAGCGGGGGTGAGCCCTTGTGCGGCGGGGATAAATTGTGTTGCTTTAGCCCCTAGAGCCGCAGTGCTACCTACCTTAGTGGCTACATTAGCCCCTGCAGCGGCGGCATCGGTACCTATCATTGCGGGGATACCACCGGGACCCACAACGCTACCAACCGCACCAGCACCTGTACCCGCACCAGCAGCACCGCTCGCCGCGCCAATACCAAGACCGCCAGCCAGCGAAGCGCCACCGAACGCGCCGAGACCAGCCATCAGGCCCTTGTTGAGGTCACCCGTGACCGCCGTGGTGCCAATACCCGTGATGCCCGCAGCCATGAGAGGGCCGACGCCGGGGATGAAGCTCAGACCCACGCCAAGGAGCGTAGGGAGGATGTTCTCGAGGAAGCCCGCCTCTGGGAGGCCTGTGTGAGGGTTAGTCGTCAAAGAGCCGCCGTGAGCTCGCGCTAGGGCCTGCAGGCCACCAACCTCACCGGGGGTCATGTGGACGAGCTGAGTGTCGTTGTTACGACCGAAATTCTGCAGCTGCTGCACCATAGGTGACATAGCATTGTTCATGGGCGCGCTTGGGCTAGAATTGTTGCCGTAGGCCACCGTGTCAGGGTTAGGAGACCCGAAGGTGGCAGCGTTGGGAGTACCATCCATAGCGAACGATCCTTAGGGTGAGAATTATACCGACGTTATAGTTTGCCAAGCACTACCAGAATAGACACAAAGTTTGCCCAAAGTCGTGTCAAAAACCACCCAGCCTGCGGCGGGGGTTAGCGCGTTCTTCTCTGCGGTCGTGACGTTCTTGGTTGCGAGTATGCCGTTGAACGTGTCTGCAGTGTACTTCTGCGCATGATTAGGTGTGTTGGAGTCGAGCTGAGAGAAGTACCCTTCGATCACACGGATGAGCTGCCGCACATACTGGGGGTCATACTCCAGCGGTGGGTTAGGTAGGGGCGAGGCTCTGAACCTATCGAGGGCCATTACCGCTTGCCGTCTTGTCTAACGTCAAGTCGCGGCGCACCCAGCTGCCACTGCGTCCCGAGGTTCTCGGACTGGATTTTAAAGGCCATCTGACGAGCACGGGTGCGCATAAAGACTTGGTTGGTGTACTGGTTAATATCGGCAGAATTGCCAGCTACAGGCCCGTTCTGGGTCATGTTCGAATTGTAGTTCTGGCCGGGGAAGTTCCGTGGGTAGATCGTGACCGTTGCGGAGGGTGTAGTACCCGTAGTGGAGCCATCGAAGCCTACGTCAGGGACTAAGCGGCTGGACAGCATGAAGCTATCGCCATCACCGATATCGAAGTCGTTGGACAGGATATAGGCAGATAGGGGCGCACCGTCAGCGTCCACACCCTGCTCATGAGAGTACACGTAACCCTGTGCTGCACCTTCGTTCGTATCAGCAGCGATAGGGTAGTACTGCAGTGCGGAGTCCAGCCAAGCTGTGCGCTCCATATCGCCGTAATACCATATGCGCTCGAGGTGGTTGTAGATGACGTACTTGTTGTTCCAGTTGGAGTCGGCGCTGGGATAGAACCACCAAATCTCGTTCCACTGCTCGTTGGTGCCGCACACGATCTGACCATATTGGTCACGGTTGAGGTTCTCGAACACATGGTTCCGCAGCGAGCAGGCGAGCGTCTCCACGCGGCCCGTATAGGCGTAGAACTTACCGTTACCCATCCAGTAGGTGATGTTGGCAGCTGTGATAACCGCCCGAGGTGAGATGATGGAGATGTTGTCAGCATACTCCTGCAGGCCGAACACATCGGTCGTGCCGAGGAACTGCAGGGTGAAGAGGTGCGTGTCTGTGAAGACAAGAATTTCCTGACGTGTGGGCAGCGCCCTGACGATGCCAGAGCCGCGAGAGACCCGTAGGAAGCCTGCAGAGTTCGTTACAGTAGGCGTCCACTCTCCCGGCGAGCCTTGGCTGCACCAGCGGATAAGCAGGGGGTCAAAGTCAGCTATAGAGGTACTGCCGTAGGGCACAGCGCCAAAGGCGATGACGTGGCGATCCTGCTGCGAGACGAGCAGTTGGGTGACCTTCACAGGGACTGCAGCGCTTGGGTATCCAGCGCTCGTCGCATAGGCAGCGAGGGTGATAGCGCGGGTGCCCAAAGAAATAGCTGGGTCTACGTTCGTACCCCGAGCCCAATAGTAAGGCACGCCCTCACGGATGTTCATGATGAGGTCGTTGTCGAGGTTATCAAAGAACCAATCCCGCTGCAGGGTCGCATACGGTGCAGAGGCACCAGAGCCCCAAGTCCCACGTCCCCAATAGCTCACACCCCAGCCATAGCCTCGCACAGAGGTCACGTTACCGGGGGCAATCTCAAAGTCGATGAAGATAGCCGTGCCGCCGCCAGCGGCCACATTGGACGAAGCGGCTGTAGCTACAACAAAGGAGATCGACGTACTGCCCACTGCTGTAACGATCTGGTTAGCGTTGATCTGAGCATCAGGGATGCCACCCACCGTGCCAGTCACACCCCGCACAGTCACAAAGGACCCCACAACGCAGTTGGGGTCAGTAGCAGAGCCTAGGTTCAGGGTCACCGTGGTCGAGCCCGCAAAGGTCTGAACACAGTTGTTGGTGATCGGGGAGCTCAGGGTAGGGGTTACAGCTCGCAGTGGGGTGATGTCATAGAACTGCCCACCCGCGTTGATGTAGAGCTTGTTGTTGGTCCCTAGGGCTATGAAGTTATCCGCATAGGTCGTTACCCAGTTCCAGAACTGGCGGCACACGCCATAGAACGACGAGTAAGCAGCCTTAGCCCATCCACCAATCTTCTGGGGGTACCCAGAGCGAAACCGAATATGGTTGCCGTCCCACCAACTACCCTCGTTGGAGTAGTTGGTCTGGTCACGGTTCATACCCGGTTTGAACTGCAGCTTGATGAAGGCCATACCAGCGGTACCTTAAGCAGTGGGTGCCGGATCGCCAGCGAGGATTTGCGCAGCGCGTTCGGGCGTGATGACGCCCTCTGTGGCTAGCATATTGACGCCATTGATAACAGCCGTATCCGTCAGTTGAAGCGTGACCACCGCGTTGATCATATAGTTGTAGTAGGCCACTGACTCATTGGTCAGGGCCGCGTTCTGGATCGCCATGACCTCTTGCGGGGTGAAGAGGAACAGGAACTGCAGGCGCGTGTAAACCGCATCATTCACAGGCGGTACTGGGGCGGGCGCTGGAGGGCGTGAGGCTAGGATAGCCCAGATATCTCCCTGCCACTGAGCGACCTGCGGATAGACCACCAGAGGAGGTGCAACGAGCGTGGAGTTCGCAGGGACGGGGCCATAGGGGTCAAACTCGACCATAGCCACGTAGATGTTCTGACTGTCGTAGGTGTAGCATACGGTCATGGTTAGGTCGCCTTGACATAGGTGAAGGTGTTGGTCAGAGCCGTGACCACGGGAAGATTAAAGTTGGTAGTACTAACAGCGGCAACAAGTTTGCTAGCCGTAATAGGTGCGGTGCTTCCTCCGCCTGCGCTTGAAGAGTTCAAGACAGCAAATACGCCTGATCCGCCATAAGCTATACAGAAGGGGAGGCTAGACGGGCTCGTGCATGCGAGTGTGTTTACTTTCCAAACTACCCCATCCGTAGTTATAAGTGAAGTAGAGACCCCTATAATAGTAACTACAAACACCCCGTCACCAAAAGCAATATTGCTTGGGTTTCCATAGTTTGGAAGGGAGGTGTTTACGGTAGACCAATTTATACCGTCTGTAGAAGTGAACCAATAGCAAGAATTACACATACCAATAAATACACCATTACCAAAAGCCACGGTTTTGATATAGGCACTTCCTGAAGAAGGGGCGGTGCGGTTGGTCCATGTAATACCGTCAGGAGAGGTTGCATAGGATGTTTGCGTTCCGCCACTAGACGGGAAAGCAACAAAAAGCCCTGCCCCGTAAGCTAGCTGTTGCTGCCCACCGTTGCCGTAAATATTAGATGGTATGGTCCTTGTGGTCCAAGTTATACCGTCTGTACTCGTTGCAGATACCGTAGCTGCCAAGCCGGATGTATCGCTACCAACTGCTACAAAAACACTATTTGCATAAATCATATTATAGCAGTTTAGAGCGGAAGGTGCGGTTCTTGTGGTCCAAGTTGTTCCGTTCGTACTTGAAGAGGCATTACCAGTACCGTTGCCAAGCGCAGAAAATACTCCCGCGCCATAAGCTATGGCTCTAGGGTTTCCAGAAATAGTACTCGCAACCCAAGTAATACCATCAGTGCTATAGCAGGGTCCGTTACCGACTGCCACATAGACACCCGCCCCATAGGCCATAAGAGCACCACCCCATTGGCCAGCACTGGGTAGTACACCTGCGGTGTTAACAGGAACAACTTTATAGATGTTGTTTAGTAGCCCAAATAGCGTCGGATAACTGGAGGCGAGGTAGCTCGTGGTCCCATCATTCAGCGGCAGATAGCCCGGAGCCGAGCGTGGATAGATCGAGTACAGCCAGTCTCCGATGTCCAGAGAGGGGCTGCTGAAGTTGGTTAGGGATGCTGCATTAGCCACAGGCGTATCCTATGTTGCGCGAATGTATGTGAAGGTACCCGTGACGGGGGTCACGACGGGAAGAACAAAACTGGTTGTGCTGATAGCGGCAGTGATTTTGCTTGTGGTGCTAGGCCCAGTTGAAGAATTTTGGGTTACAAAAATACCGGAAGCAGCAGCGCCGTATGCGATACCGCAGGGGAAGGTAGACGCATTTGATGCAGAAAGCGTTCCTGACTTCCACGTAACCGCGTCGGTGGTAATCCAATATAGAGTTCCGGTAGTAGCTCCAATCAATACCCCATCGCCCGACGCCCATGCCGTGATCTGAGAACCAAAAGCTTGAGTATTAGATACCCAGTTAATTCCATCTGTAGAAGTATAATAAGTAGATGAGCCACTAGCAGGAATAGCTATAAATTTACCATTAAAGTATGTTAACGAAGTAAAATACGAGATTATAGGGCTTGTACGAGAGGTCCAAGTAATTCCATCTGGCGATGTAGCATAAATCAGACCATTTCCGTTTGTGCTATCTCCACAAAGCGCAACAAAAAGACCCCCACCGTATGCAAGGCAGCGCTTTCCAGCAGCGCCGTAAACATTGCTGGGAATAGTTCTAGCCGTCCACGTAATTCCGTCTGGAGACGTCGCAGCCGCGGTAGTTGCGGCACCGCTAGAGCTTGCTCCCACAGCTACAAAGAGACCCGCCGCATAAACAATACAGTTGTGCATAATTCCGACATTAGTTCTGGATGTCCAAGTAACACCTGTTGGCGAGGTGCTGATGGTGCCCTGACCGCCACTAACAAAAGTGCTGTTTCCATAAGCTACATCGTAGCCATTCGCGGTTGCGCTGGCCGCAGTCCACGTCGTTCCGTCTGTAGAATAGCAAGAGCCGGAATTACCTACGGCCATGTAGGTGCCGCCCCCATAAGCAACAGCGTAACCGTATTGCGCTGCTGTAGGGACCGCTCCAGCCACGTTGACCGGAACTACTTTGTTTAGCGACGGAAGCAACGCAAACAGAGCGGGATAACTAGAGGCCAGATAGGTCGTGGTTCCGTTATTCAGCGGCAGATAACCGGGTGCAGACCGCAAATAGGTCGAGTAGGTCCAGTCCCCGATCTCAAGGCCTGTACCGTTGCCAAAGTTGACGAGTGCTGTGGCATTAACCAACGCGAATTCTCCATGTGCCAGCAATGTACTCGAACGTCACGCAGACACCCTTGGTCGAGAAGATCACATCCTCCGCCAAGGTATGGACGGTGCTGCCGTTGCGAGCCACGGTGAGGTTGTTGGTCGCAAAGCCATTGACCGTATCGGTCGTGCCTGCGTCGAAGACCACGATAGGTTTATCACCCGCCGCAGGTGAGGCTGGGAGCGTGACCGTGAAAGCCCCTGTGGTAATTGTGTTACAGGCCAACACGTCGCCAGCGACCGCTGTATAGTTAGCCGTCTTGGTGACCGCCACGCCTGTACCGATGGCCGTCCGTGCGGCTGAGATTGTTGTTTGACCCGTGCCGCCGTTAGCAATAGGCACCGTAGCCAAAGGAACGAAGCCCGTGCCGTTGGAAGACAAAAGGTAGCCTGCTGTGCCGGGGGTTGTAAGACCCGTGCCGCCGTTAGCGACTGCTAGGGTACCTGCGAGCGTTATAGTGCCAGCAGTGGCTGTGCTAGGCGTAAGGCCTGTGGTGCCGCCGCTGAAGGTCGTGACGCCGCCTGCTGGAGCAGGGGCTGAGGTCCACGTCGTACCGTTGGACGTGAGGATGTTGCCGTTAGTACCGGGAGCCACAAAGGTTGGCGAAGAGGTACCGTTGCCAAGCATCACGTTGTTGGCGGTTAGCGTAGCAAGCCCTGTGCCGCCGTTGGCGACGTTAAGGGTACCACCTAGTGTGATGATCCCTACGGAGGCTGTGTTAGGCGTAAGTCCCGTCGTGCCGCCGCTAAAGCTCAAGACCGAGCCCGCACCCGGTGCAGGAGCCATGACGAAGCTGGTACCATTAGAGGTAATGACGTAGCCGTTAGCGCCAACGGCGGTTAACCCTGTACCGCCCTGAGCGATGCTGAGGGGGGTTGTGAGACCTGAGAGAGATGTAATGTCGCTGTTAGCGCCCGAGGCCGCTGCGGATAGCGTTGTACGTCCTGCTGCAGCATTAGCAGCAGTGAAGAGCGCTGTACCTACAGCCGTGCCACCTAGGTTCGTGAGGGCTGCGGCACCTGTTGTAGCTCCCGTGCCGCCCTGCGCCACACTGAGAGCCGTGGTGAGGCCCGAGAGCGAGGTAATGTCACTGTTAGCGCCTAGTACAGCCGCGCTTAGAGACGCTCTAGCACCAGCGGCAGTTGTTGCGGCTGTGCCGCCCTGCGCGATGCTGAGGGCCGTCGTGAGGCCCGAGAGTGAGGTAATGTCGCTGTTAGCGCCTAGCACAGCTGCGCTTAGGTTAGCGCGAGCACCCGAAGCGGTCGTGGCACCCGTGCCGCCCGAGGTGACAGCTAGTGCTGTTCCGAGGCTTAGACCAACAAGGTAGTTAATGGTGCTGACAACATCCGTGCCGTTGTTATAGACCCATAGGGTAGTGCCAGCAGGGACAGCGATACCCACGCCCGTGACGTTCTTAATCGTAATGGCGTCGGCGCAAGCATTGTTAACAATGTAAACTTTTTGAATGGTAGGAACTATCAGGTTTCTAGCCACGCCACCTGTGGTGCCAATCAAGTTCAGTCGTGCACGTCGAGCAGACTGAGAGGCATTCGTATCGGTCAGGGTCAAAGTTACATCGGCACTGGCAAACGTAACGTCAGCGGTCTTAGTGATGGCTTCTTCAAGCGCAGTACCAAGATTGGTATTGGTAATGGTACCCCACGTGGTGTTGTTCTCACCCGTGGTCTGCAGCTCGATCTTTAGCTGACTATATGTACTTGCCATAACCGTTCCTTAAGATGGGGTTAGTACCCAAGTCACTGCATCCACAACCTGAACCCCTAGGATGCGGGCTTTTTAGGCCACGCATCGACGGTCAACCTATGTCTCTTAGAGCAATCTTCGTACTTACTAAGTACCCCTATCTCCCACTCTAGTCTAGCAGGATCAATGGCTGGGGTTGGAGGCGGCAATAGGGATGGGCAATTCTGTGCCAAGTTCGCTGCTAGCTGCGGCATTAGCGTCACGGACGGAGTTGACGAGCAGGCTGAACATAGGATTAGGCAGGGCGCAATTAGCATCCACCGTAGGCCCTTGCTTATAAAACTCCCGGATCGTGTTGGTCCGCTCGAAGAGGACCTTGGTAGCTCGTTCACGTTCTGCCTCATATTTTGCTGAGATAGCATCAACCTTCCCCTGTAGCTCTACCCGTTGGGCCTCTGCGGCCTTAAATGCCTTAGCGGCGGCGGACTTAGCTGCCCCATCACGGATAGCGTAGCCGTTAGCGCAGCCTAAAATGAAGACGGCCACAAGGGCTCCAAGCATGTATGGCAGCGGGATCATTTCTTTTCGTGCTCCAAGACGCTCACGCGCACTTTTAGTTCGTTGATCTGGTCGTACAAATCTTCGCGCAGCTTGGCCCGCGCAGCCGCCGAAATAGGACTATCGGTAGGCACGCCATCTGCCGTGAGCAGCACTGGCATCCCGCTTTCAATCTTGGTTAGGCGGGTTTCAAAGCCGCTGACCTGACCAAGCAGCCATGCGATGCAGGCCACCAAAATAGGCACGGCACCTTTGAGGATGTCACCCATGTTCATTCGGTTGGCTCCGTCTTAGCTTTCAATGCCAGACCGCCTGCGCCTGCGGCTAGCAACGCACCAGCACCTACGCCCCACATCTCATAGGAGATGACTTGGCCCTTGTAGATCGCGAAGATCGTGGCACCGCAGTAGACGAGGCACATCTTGGCCCATAGGATGCGGCCTAGATCGATTGTGCTGTTGTCTTTGCCCGTGAAAAGCTGAGTGAAGAACTGCTTCATTTCGCGATCCCCGGCGTGTAGG